AAGTATTTCTTGCAGACATCATAAACATATTAGGGGTAGCAGTTGTGTTAGTTGTTTTATTTGGTTGAGTAAAACGCATACCAGTACCTGGTTGAGGTCGAGCTTTACCTTGAGAAGACATCATAAAAGTTACCATTATGTATGAATTATACATAATGAATAGAAAAATAAAAAATAAAAAATACTAAATGTAATTTCTAATAATGTAAATGTATTTTGTAAAATGGTGTGATTATTTTGTTTTTGTAATATTAGCATGTTCTAATGTGCCAATAGCACAAATATAAGGGTCGTGTAATTCAAATCTAATTCCAATAACTTCAGTATTTATGGTACTATTTTCTTTAATATTTTCGAACATTTTATCATTAAAGTGATGGTCGCGAGCAATAAACATAGTGATTGGTGTATTACCATCATTGTCAACAACTTGAGCGTGAATTCCAGCTTTTGTAATAGTTTTTACATTGCATTCTATTTTCATACCTTCAACCGGATAGCATACAAGACATTCAAAAACAGTTTGAAATTCAACCTTATCATTATTAATCACGCCAGCCGAATATTTAAACACGCGTACAGAGTTTGGTTTAATATATCCATCCTGCGTACATTTCCCTTCTACTTGAAAAGCAATATTTCGTTCTAAATTCTGTTTAATATTTTGTCCTATTTGATCCATTGTGAGAAATACTTTCATATTAAGCATTTCTTGATTATAAATACCCTGCATTTTAGGTTCTTTATTCATAACTACTAATATAATATAAGATTATCTTTTATGTGGTTTTTCAATTTTCCATTATACGATTAAGGTTTTGTTTTACCAATGAATGTATCCACATTTTTATTACGTAAAACAGTGTCAAATATCCATCGTTTTCCATTTAATTTATCTTCATCGAATTTTCTGAATATAAGTTCAAAAATAACACATAAACCTTGTTTCTTAACAGTATCATAGTCAACGTTTAATGTAATAGGTAAATCATTAATTTTCTTAATAATATCATTTTTACCAGCAGTATTACAATTAAACCCACTAATATTTCTTTGTTTTTCATCAATATTACGTGTTTTAAATATAATGTTTCGTTTCGTATCTCGGTCAATAAATCCAAATATAGATGTATTAATATTAGAAACATTTGCAACAATAAACTCTTTTAATTCAGACTTATATTTGCCAACATTAGCACTCTCGACCTGATTCCATATAGGAGTTGCTTTTGTATTTAATGTATATAGGCGGAAAGGTTGTTTTGGGTTAATTACATCAATCAAAACGATACCTTTCCCATCGTTAATGGTATAATTTTCAAAATATGTTTTAATAATCACTTCATCTTTAGATAATTCAACGTCATTTTGGAAGATATAATTAATAACAGTAACTTTATCTTGAATTGATAATGAATCTAAGAAATGATGTATGATATATTTGTCAACTTGTATTTTCGAAAACTTATTTGTAATAAGGATATCAAATACTTTACTCATGTGTTTATACCAGTCATTATCACCCGACTTGATTACAATGTCACTTTTTGTTTTGACAATATTTTCAGTAAGTGTTTGTATGATAGTATTATAATCATTAAGTGTAGGTTTTGTTATTTCTATTTCAGACGATTCAACCAAATTTTGAACTGGTAATTGTAATTCAAGTTTGTTCGGTTTAAACTGTACTGGAATTGAACGTTCAATTAATGAAGCATACTCATCTGTAATTTCAAGAGGTTGGAATACATAATATTGACCTTTATTAATTAAATTACCATTACGACCATATTTATCAACAAGAAGTTCATTTTTGTTCTCAATAAATCGCGTAAGAGCGAAATCAATTTGTTCTTTTGGATATTTTTTGATAATATTGATTGAATTAATTAAGTCATTGCGTTTGTAGAAGAATTGTTCTTTGAATAGTTGTCGAATTCTTTTTATGATAGCTGAAAAACCAATACGTGTATAATCTTCACTGTATGTATGTTTAATAATATCCCTGGTATCCATACTTGTACGTGAAGCACATTTATAACTACAATTATCCATATAATCACATATAGGTGTAAACGGTTTATCGCCAATTTGAAAAGGTATTTTCTGTTTAGGATTACTAGAAAGCTGAATCTGAATATTTTGATTTTGTACTATTTGGGTTAAATCATCAATAGTAAAATTTGTTTGTTCTATATTTAATTGACAATCCACTGATATTTCTTTCAAAGCCCTAGTTACATTACCAATTAATAAAGCTTTTTTCTCAGCAAATCGATAAACATATAAATCCGCGTATTCATCTTCTTCATTATCAATTGTAGTATGTAAATATATTTCAACGTTCCGTTGTTCGAAAGGTAAATCGCAGTGACTTAAATTACGCACGCCACGTCCTATAATTTGTTCTATTCGGTTCATGTTGTACCAGGGTTCCATTATATGGACTTGACGCACATTTTTGAAATCTAAACCTTCAGCTGCCGCTTTTGTAATTAGAATAACCTTTACATTTTCTCCATTTTTATTATCAGAATTGGTAATATATTTAATATCATCCAGATTATTTGGAGAAAATAATTTATCGCCAGTAATCATTACATATTTGGCTTGTTTAAACTTATCTTTAACTAGCGATTTAGGTTTCATTGTAATGGAATCAATAGGTTCAGTGGGTGGTACATCGAATAGTGGTTTTGTAAATGAAGCACTGCCATATCGTGTAAACCCTAATTCTTCTAAGGCTAATGCGGTAGGAACTACACCTCCATCAATATATTGTGAATAAACAATAACGATACCTTTTGATTTCATAATAGTATTACATATAGACGAAATCTTAGCACTATATTTGGAAATATTATCTGGACTGAAAATACGACCATATTTTTCTAGTACATTGGGTTTATATTGAAAATTGTATCGTAAAAGTTCTGTAGTTTTATGTGACATGATATTCATTAATCCATTTTTACCAACCATTCGTTTAATAACATCTTCAGGATTCATAGTGATAGGTTCATTATTCATAATTTTATCAAGTTCAACACATGGGTATACGATATCTAATGATTGTAATGGGCGTTCCAAATATGTATATCCAAATGATTCCATGTTCTCGAATGTAGGAATTTGATTAGTAGTATCATCAATATTGTCTTGACTAGTATTCAAACTACTTTTCATATTATCGATAATATATTTATAACCATTTGATTGATATTCACCAATTTTGTTGGTATATACAGGAATATGTTTCAAAGGTTCATCTATATCACGATTATTCATTTGTCGCGAAGGATATTTGGTTAAGTCTAATGAACGTGTATTATCAAATATATCAGGATAAATACGATATGGAAATGAGTATGGATTCTCTCCTCTAACAAAAGACACATATCCAGTTAATTTACGCATCAAAAGTTCTCTTCCTCCCTCTATTTGATTCCCATTTGAATCAGTATATGGTTCAATAAACATACCATTTTTATCAAACACATCACTCTCAGTTATCGTACTACGGTTATCATTAGAGTTCATAATATTGATAAGCCATATAATTTCCTTATAACTATTATACATAGGTGTAGCAGATAATAATAGCAAACGCATATTAGTAGCATATTTACAAATGTTTAATAAGAGGGAGGATGCTTTCTTTTTGTCTTTGTTATCATCTCCTTGGCGAATATTATGTACTTCATCAATAATAATGAGACGATTATCAAAGTATTTTTGAATTCTATTTAATTTATATTGCTTTTTTTGTTCTGGAGTATACTTAACATTTTCAGGAGGAGTAATTTTATTCTGCATATAATGAGATAATTCCGTATATCCTACAAAAGAATAATACTTATTAATAATTGTACCAACAAGGGAAATGATTTTGTCTCTAGAAATGCCCTTTAAATTTGTAGGATTAATTTCTTTTAAAAGTGAATTACCAACACATGTATTTAAGTTCCATTGTTCTCCATCTAATTTTAGTTTTCTTTCGTCAAATAGTTGTAAACGGAAGTTATTTTGAACGTTTGGCGAAGCAACAATAAGTATTTTTTGAGTGATTCCAACTTGTTTCATAAAACTTCTCATTTCCTCAGCAACACCGATAGCACTGCATGTTTTTCCGGTACCTAATCCATGGTATAATAACAAAGAGTTATATGGAGTTTGTAAAGATAAAAAGTTTTTCACAAACATTTGATGAGGAAGAAGTTCGAAATCGGATTTACACAATAATTCCGCTTGTTTTTTAATGTCTTTTACTTTCCCATCAAATTTAGTATCATTAAATTCTTTACGAGATGCAATTTTTGCATTAAAATCGGGGTCATTTAAATCCGGATATAAAAAATCAAATGAATTATCTTGTGTACTATGTGAATATTCTATTTTTTCCTTGTCAAATAAATACTTGTTATATTCTTTCGAGTCAATATCGGAAGGTTCTATACCAATACTATTTTGCATAATCTGTTCTTCCGGATTTAATTCCACATTCATATCAACCTTATCTGGTTCTTGTTCGACAGGAGTTTCAATAGGAGTAGATTCAGTTTCAGGTAGTTCCTGTTTGGTAGGAGTTTCAATAGGAGTAGATTCAGTTTCAGGTAGTTCCTGTTCGGTAGGAGTTTCAATAGGCGTAGATTTCGACCCCGAAATTGCTTGACTTTCTAGACATATGATTAACCGTATTAATTCGTCAGAAAGTCGTGCACCTAGTATTTGATTTTTAGTGATATCTCGTTCAGCACCGATTAAATCAGAAACCATGTTTCGTAAATCACCTGTATTTATTTTACGTAATTTCAATTGTTCTTTTAAATCATTCATTCTTTGTATTTCATTAGGTGTAGTAGGAACATAGTCTTTGGAACAACCTAAAAATGTACGTTTTGGTACAACTTGAATTTCAATGTGTGGTTTACATTTATTTTCTTTTTTATTCCACCGTTCACCCTTAGGACAACGTTTACGAGTTAAATTGTTAGGTGTAGTTTTATTTTTTTCGGTGTGATTCATATTAAAGTGATACTTTAAAATATATATATATAATTTTAGACGATATATATTTTAACAGGGTAGTCTTATTGTATATTTAGAGAGCATATTATGTATTTTCGTTAACATGTTTTGTTTTTCTAAATTATAGTTTCGTATGGATGACATACAATTCTCGTAGGTTTTCCATTCCATCTTGCTTACTTCAGTAACTTCATAATTATTCATATTTGTTGTATCTTTGAAATCCATGTATGTAATAAAATATCGATGTTTATATGATTTGTAATTTGATCCTGTAAAATTTTCTTCAAATGGATAAATATTGTCGATAAGTTTTAAATGGTTAATCTTAAATCCAGTTTCTTCTGAAAACTCTCTTAAAGCACAATTTAAATCCGTTTCATTCATATTGCGTCTTCCTTTTGGGAATCCCCATTCAGGTTCGTCCCAATTATCAAATTTGACACTTTCATTGACAAGATCAGTTAAAGTATATAGTTGGGTTTTATAGTATAGACCATTTTTTAATTGATTAAATTTGATCTTAGAAACATTTTCTTCGGCTTTATATTGGTTTGATATATGTGAACTACCCCAAATGCTAGTCCATATTTCGTCGAATGAATTTGAAATCAGTTGTTGTTTTTCATCCATAGTCATCTGTTTAATCATATTCATAATATATTCTTTATTGGAAGTCGAATATTTACCACGTATAAAATCAATAAATCCTAATGTATCTTTCCGTCGTATCATTAAATATTCAATAGTACCGTTATTTATACGGAATGATATAACCCCGATACTAGTTATAGGTAATTTGCATTGATTATAATTATGACCTTGTTTTCCACAATTATTACAATAATTATCAGTCATATGTCTGAATATACATATATTCAAACCTTTACACCCTTTTCACAAAAATGTTTGTATGAATAACAAAAAATAAATCTGATAGCATGATATATACATATGATATTTCATCCTGACGTATGGGGACCTCATTATTGGTTTTTTTTACATACAATAGCAGAGTCTTATCCAAAATATCCAAATGATGTAACAAAGAAGAAATATTATGATTTTATTCAAAATATGCCAGTGTTTATACCAATAGAAGAAATGGGTAATAAATTTAGTGAAATGTTGGATAAATATCCAGTATCTCCCTATTTAGATAACCGTGATTCGTTTGTAAGATGGATGAATTTTATTCATAACAAATTTAATGTGTTATTGGGAAAAGAAGAGGTGTCTTTACCAAAATCTCTTGAAAGATATCGTGATGCGTATAAACCAAAACCAATACATATAAGTGAAAGATTAAATTTAAAGAAGCATTATATCCATTTAGCATTAATATTATTGTGTGTTTTCTTAATTTATGTATATTATGAATAACCATACAATGAAAATTTATAGATACAATATAAGAAGTATAAAAAAATGAGATTAGAATTGCTGATATTATTAATAGCCGGGTTTTTTATGGCAAATATATACACGGATGGTAAGTATATGACGATGTTATTATCATGGAAAAAGTATTATCAGATGGCTGGTATTGCTATTGGTGCGTTAATGTTGTATATTTTATTAAAAAAGAATCCATTACGTGCGAAAGAAATTATTACCACATCAAATGATTACATAAAATATCTACCTATTGATAAAAATACATCGAATTTTATCTCACCTATACTAGATTTTACTACAAAACAAGGTTTTATTTCAGATAATGAGAATCGTCCCATTCTGCCATTATCAAATCAATCACAAGTAGCGGAAGATAGAATAATGAATTCTGGTAAGCAGTCTACAAAACGTTCTGTGAGCGAGACAAAGAAGAAGTTTGTGGCCTCACGCCAAGGATGGACGTGTGGTGATTGTAAAAATCAATTGACAGCCTGGTTTGAAGTAGATCATGTGCTTAGATTAGAATATGGCGGGAGTAACCATGTAGATAATTTAGTTGCTTTATGTCGTGAATGCCATGGTAAAAAAACAACTATGGAAAACTTGTAGTTTGAGAATTTTTATTATATAACAGCAATATATAATAAAAATGGATAATTGGTATATAGTAGCGAAATATGTACTAACGTTCTTATTTATCATTTATTTTATAATGACATTATCAAAATCATCCGATGATTCAAACGCATTATCTAATCATTATAAATCATATTTATTTCCATTAATAATAGGAATAATAGTGTTAGTACCTACTGTATTTTTAGGAAAGGATACAATGAATAATATATATTATGTTGGATTGATTATTGGCACGATATTATCGTTGTTTGGTACTATATTCTATTTTTATTCAAGTACAAATGATGCGGTGGGTGGTATGTTTAACTATCTACTATCTGGTATACTAACAATAAGTGTATTAGTGGGTCTTGCGATTGTATTTTATTTTT